TTTGTTTCGCGGATTCACAAGCCGCCTTGACCTTGTCGATACCCACTGTAATGCCGAGCGACGGATTTGCTTTCTTCCAGACCTTCGGGTCCGTCCAGTCGTCGTTTTCATCGGCACCGTAGATGACCGGGTAAAAGGTCGGGTCAATCTTGCGGCCCTCGATGATGTCTTTTGCTTTCTGGTGCGTTTCATAGCAGATGGATTTGGTGTCTGTACCGGCTGTGGTTATAAGGAAGTAAAGCGGCTGCATACGAGCATCACCGGAGCCCTTGGTCATAACATCAAAGAGCTTCCGGTTGGGCTGGGTGTGCAGCTCATCGAATACCACGCCGTGGATGTTGAAACCGTGCTTCGAGTAGGCCTCTGCCGACAGCACCTGATAAAAGCTGTTTGTCGGCAGGTAAACGATCCGCTTTGTGGCTGTCAGGATTTTGACCCTGCGGTTGAGGGCCGGACACATCCGGACCATGTCGGCTGCGACCTCAAAAACAATCGAGGCTTGCTGTCTGTCCGCAGCGCAGCCGTAGACCTCCGCACGTTCCTCACCGTCGCCGCATGTGAGCAGGAGTGCGACCGCAGCCGCAAGCTCAGATTTGCCCATCTTCTTGGGGATCTCAATGTATGCGGTGTTGAACTGCCGGTATCCGTTGGGTTTGATGATGCCGAAGATGTCCCGGATGATCTGCTCCTGCCAGTCGATCAGCGTGAAGGGCTTTCCGGCCCATGTGCCTTTGGTGTGACAGAGGCACTCGATGAACGAGACAGCGTAGTCGGCCTTTACCTTATCGTAGACGGAGTCCTTCGCTTTGAACTTCGTCGGTGTGTATTTCTTCATTCGCCTCAAGTGTTATCACCTCCAAAAAGGCATAAAAAATAGCCGCCTGAAGCGACCGCCATAACGAGGAACAGAGCCGAGCGGCTCATGTCCCAAGGGTATTTATTTTACCGGGATTTAGAAGTTCTCAGTGTGTACCAATATTTCGTAGGCCAGTTGAGTGTCTTCGTCGACCGGCTGAACATCCCAGCCTCTGTCGTAGTTGCAAACGATCTCGCCCTTGCGCTTAAGCATCAGCTTGGAAATCCTGCCGCTGTCGATTCCGAACTCGGAGCCTTCATCGTACTGCTTGAACCAGTAATGGAAAATGCTGCCATGGACCCGTAGGCTGCCTTCGTGCCAGAGGCGTTTTTCCTCGTTTGCGGGGACCGGGTTGACTTTGATTTTGAAAAGAAAGTCGCCGGTGTTGGATACGCAGAAGTCTTCAACTATGCAGTTGCTGAAACGGTCCGGGATATCTCGCATGCAGCCTTCAAAGAAGGTGGTGTCAAGTTGGCGGTTGGTCAGCGTCACCGTGGCATTGCGGCTGATCAGATCGTAGAACTTTTCCAGTCTAATCATTGTCGGTCCCTCCTTAATACTTCGTTGCCTTGTGGCTGTCGAGGTTCTTGAAGAAGGCGTCAACCTCTGCGAGGCTGGAAAGTACGTCTTCGTAGGCTCCGAGCCCGCTCTTCTTGATGATCCTGTAGTAGCCCTGACGGTTCTTCAGAACTCCGAGGCCGTTCGCTTCGGCAATCTTGGTGGCCGTGCGGGTGAGCTTCCCAAGGCTCTGGATCTCGTGGTCTTCGCCCTTTTCAAAGGCTGTCTTGCAGTTGGTGTGGTCGATGTAACGCATCGTGGTTTCCTCCGTTTGTGTGTATTTCCTTTCGGTAGTGTATATATCACTCTAAACGCCTGAAATAGCAAGTCATTTCTGCGATATAATCCGAAGTATTCTACACAAATATTCGGGCTTGGAATTGTGTACTTTATGCCTCTCCATAGAGGATGAAATGCACATATTCCTTGCGATGCTCCTCAATGAAGACCACCAGCTCATAGAAGTTGCGCTCGTAGGCCAGCCGCTGTACCATGTTTGTATCAAACATATTCGTCAGGCCGGTGTCCCGGATGGCGAGGATTTGCTTTTTGATCGTTTCATTCATCGTCGCTCACCACCCTGCAAAGGTCTGCGCCGTATGCGACCGACAGGCCGGAGCCGTTGTCCCATGCGACCATGATGGAACCGATGTCGTCCACGCCGAGGACCGTTCCTTTCGTTCCGATGGGAGGAGCCTGAACATCGTCCATCTGTAGGAGCTCCACCCGTGTACCGGGCTTGTACCGGCGACGTAAGCCCTCAAGGGCCGCTTTTGAAATCACTCGCATGATTCCACCTCCGTTTTCTTTGCGCCGCTCTTGAAAGCCGAGGAACCGGAGAGGTTGCGGAGCAGGATTTTGCGCTCGGTCTTGTAGTCCTCACCGATGAAGCCCAGCCTCAAAAGGAAGCAGCGGAATGCGTACTTGTCGTTGTCGACCGGCTTTTCTTTGGCGGTGATCCGCTTCTGGTTTAGTGCCATCTCACAAAGGGCTGCGATGAAATGCGAGTAGGCTTTGATCTCTTCGGGCGAGGGCAGCTCCTTGAACCACGGGAAAGCAATGCGGTCTTCCTTGAGCTCAATGCGAATGTCCTCAATGCTGAGGGCCTTTTTGATCAGCTCGCCTTTGGCATCCAGCAGCTTGGTGAGGTTTCCGACCGAGACCTTTTCGAGCGGGATCTCAATCGTCAGGCCTGTCTTCTCGGTTTCGGCTTCGTCCTTGACTGGATTGAATCCGGCAGCGGCAAGAGCGATGATGACCGCCTCAATGGTGTCCTGATCCGTGCGCTCGTCCCAGACCATCGTGCCGTCTTTCTCGACGGTGATGTTGCTGATGACGAAGGCGCAGGTGGGCATGAACTTGTAGACGGCCTTCATGCCGATCACCTTGGAGATGATGCCGACCAGCTCTTTGCGGTCCTGTCCGGTGACGTTGTAGTGTAGTTCTTTCATGGGGTTACCTCCTTGTTTTTTGGTACTGTATATATCACTCTAAAGCCACAGAATAGCAAGTCATTTCAGAGAAATATATGTACCAAATATCGCAGGAAAAATGCGGCCCTCATTCGTCTACATTAGCTACTTCGTCAAAGCGGAAAGTCACGCCATCACGCTGCACCGTCACGCCTTCCGAGGAGCCGACCTGCTCGATGTATCGCTTCACGATGACGTCGCAGAACTTCTCGTCCAGCTCCACGGTATAGCAGATGCGATCAGACTGCTCACAGGCGATCAAGGTGCTGCCGGAGCCGCCGAAGGGGTCCAGCACCACAGCGTTGCTCATGGATGAGTTCATGATCGGATACGCCAGAAGCGCAATCGGCTTCATGGTCGGGTGATCGCCGTTCTTCTTGGGTTTGTCGAACTCCCAGATGGTGGTCTCCTTACGGCCCGTGTACCACTGGTGTTTGCCGTTTTTCTTCCAGCCGTAGAGCACCGGCTCGTGCTGCCACTGGTACGGAGAGCGTCCGAGCACCAGCGACTGCTTTTTCCAAATGCAGCAGCCGGAGAGGTAGAAGCCTGCATCGGCAAAGGCCCTGCGGAAGTTCAGACCTTCGGTGTCCGCATGGAACACATAGATGGAAGCGTCGCTGGTCATGACGGCTTCCATATTAGTAAAGGCGTCGAGCAGGAACTGATAAAATGCGTCGTTTGCCATGTTGTCGTTCTTAATCTTCCCAGCAGAGCCTTCATAGTTCACATTGTACGGCGGGTCCGTGATCACGAGGTTGGCCTTGACGTCGCCCATCAGAGCATCGTAGGTTTCCTTCTTTGTGGAATCGCCGCAAACCAGACGGTGCCGACCGAGCGTCCAAATGTCGCCAGCCTTGGTGAAGGTGGGCTTTTTCAGCTCCTCATCCACATCGAAATTATCGTCGTGAATGCCGTCCTTCAAGCTGCCCTTGAAAAGGTCGTCAATCTCGGCAGGGTCAAAACCGGTGAGGGAAACATCAAAGTCCTCGCCCTGCAGGTCGGCAATGAGCAGAGCCAGCTTGTCCTTATCCCAATCACCGCTGATCTTGTTCAGGGCGATGTTGAGAGCCTTTTCCTTGGCTTCGTCCATTTCAACGACCACACAGTCAACCTCTGTGATGCCAAGGTCGATGAGGACCTTGAGCCTCTGGTGCCCACCGACAACACGACCGGTCGTCTTATTCCAGATGACCGGCTCGACATAACCGAACTCCTCGATGGAGCGTTTCAGTTTTTCGTATTCCTCGTCACCGGGCTTGAGGTCCTTGCGAGGATTGTATTCGGCAGGAAGCAGCTCCGCCGTTTTCTTTTTCTCGATCAGCATATGAGGCCCCACTCAGCGAACCTCTCGAAACCGCCGATGCGGTCGATGAAGGTTCTTGCTGTTTCTACGATTCTCTCGTATGGAATACCGTCCACGGCATCATCACCGATGGCGCAGACAAGCTCGACCGGCACACCGGTTTCCTGTGCTTTGAGCCATGCGTAAATGTTGATGCTGACGTCGGCTTTGGAGAGGTCCTTGCCGTGCAGACCGCCGCCGGTCACGGAGTCGCCCAAGTCAGAGCCGAGCTTCCTGTTGGTGGCACCGGAGTCAACATCCGTGCCGCCGGTCCAATCACCGAGCGGATTGATCTCGGCA